CCTTGGCGGCTGCCCGCGCGGCGCGGCCGCGGCGCGCTGGCGCCGGCGGCGCGTCCTCGTCGTCTTCTGTTTCGTCGCCTTCACCAGGCGCAGGCTGACCGATAGGCGCCACCGGCTTGGGAGCGACCAGCAGGTCCTCCTCGCCGGCATCATCGGTCTCGGGCTCCGGGATGCCGAGCTTGTTCTGCGCCCAGCGTCGATCGATCCGCATGCCCATCCCGACGAGCTTCGGCAGCGCGTCGGCGTAGAGCTTGACGTCCTCGGGCTCGTCGGTCGCGAACTTCAGCTGCGGCGAGCGGCGCACCGAGCCGTCGACCCAGCCGTTGAGCGCCGCGATCGGATAGACCATGTCGCGCGTGAGCGTCGCCGCCACCTGCTTGGCGTCGCCGTCGCGGATGTCCTTGCGGACTTCGTTGTGGACGTTGCCGAGCGCGTTGGTGTTGGATCCGCGATCAGCCTGGCTGGTGAGCGTCTGGCCGAGGATCGCCTTCGACTGCGATCGCTCGCACCAGTCGATCATCAGCTCGAACGCCTTGGGGTCGCCCTCCGCGGCCTTCTGCAGGTCGATCATCATCCCCTCGGGGATGATGCCGGCCGCGTTGTGGCCGATGTTGACCAGGGCGCGCAGCAGCGTCGCCTTCTCCTGCTCGCTCGCGCCGGGCGGATACTTGCCGATGCGGAACGGGATCCCGTAGATCTCGAGGAACTCGGCGAGGTCCCCGACCGAGTAGTTCTTGAACAGGTAGGGCCACACGAGCACGCGGAAGAGCGCCGCGCGTTCGATGTAGCCCGACTTCGCGCGGTGCACGTGCGAGATCCAGCCGAAGGGGTTCAGCGGCTCGCCTTCGGTGGAGTAGTCGCGAAGGCGAATCTCCTGGCGGTTGCTGACGCGGGTCAGCCGGAACCACGTTTGCGGCCGGTGGTCGATGCGGCGCGGCAGCCACAGGCCCTCGTCCAGCGTCCACTCGATCTCCTGGCAGACAAAGCCCTTGCCGATCGCATCGGTGGTGTCGAACAGCACGTCCTCGAAGCCCTCCATCTGCTGAAGGGCCTCCTTCACCTTCTCGGCCGCCTTGCGCTCGCGCGCAGACGGGTTGAGCGGCGGGACGACGTCCCACTCCAGCGTCAGGAGCGCGCGGCGGCGCTTACCCATCTCCGCGGCGACGTGGGCGTCCTTCTCCTCCATGTCCTCGAACAGCTCGTACTGCGCGACGATGTCGTTCTGCTCGGCCTGCTCCAGGATGGCGGCGAGCTTGGACGGCGTCAGCCCGCGCGAGGGGTGCTGCGCGTAGGTGTGGTGCAGCATGCCGTAGCGGGCGGTCTGCGACTCGCGCAGATCCTCGCGCCGCACCGGGCGGCCATCGGGGCCGAGAATGTCTACCATGCGGAGGGCTCCGGTACGCGGTGATCACTACGGCCGTCGTCGGCCGGACCGTCCATGCCGCGCGGGCCGCTGGGCACGGGCGTGAACTCGATCGGCGACGCGCCCTGCGCGGCCGCGCTGAGCCCGAGGAAGCAAGCCCACGCGCGGTCGGCATGGCCTTCACCGTCGGACGGTGCGACGAACCGCGGCGCGCCGGTTGGCGACTGCTCCTTGCGCAGCTTGTGCAGGTCGGCGCGCAGGTCGCGATCGCCGAGCGGGATCCGGACCTTGCGGTCCTCGAAGGCCTGCTTGCCGGCGGTAGCCAGCGCCAGCTTCGATGGCCCGGTGAACAGCACGCCGTGCACGCGCGACGCGCCGTAGCGGCGCTTCGCGTCTTCGACGGGCTTTTCGCCCATGCCAGTCTGGTCCATCCACACCGCACGGACCCGCTGATAGCGTCGCATCACCCCGTCGAGCAGCTCGTCCTGCGTCGCGAACGATGCCCGGCGCTCGGCGATGATCTCCCGCGTCCAGAACACATCGCCGACGCGCTCGAACACCCAGATCACGAACAGGTCGCGCCGCAAGCCGATGTCGACCCCGACGAACACGTCGCCGCCCTCGTAGCGCGCCGGGTCGCCTGCATCGTCGTGCTCGACCGCGTTGATCAGGTCGAAGCTGAGCCAGGCGCTGGCTTCGTCGAGCCAGTGCAGCTCGTACTCCTGCGCCCAGATGTCGGGGTCGTTCAGCGCGGTGCGCAGCTCCTCGATGTCGCGCGGCAACCCGTCCTGCACGGCCTTGTAGATGTCGACGCGGTGGCGCGCCCAGGTCTCGTCCTTGCCCGTCGCCAGCTCGTAGAACTTGTTCCCCTTGCCGTTCGGCGTCGAGGTGACCCGCAGCTTGTAGCCATTGCTGACGACCGGGAAGAGCGCGGCCCAGATCTTCTTGGAGTCCGCGTGGAAGGCGAACTCGTCCAGGTAGACGTTTGCGCTGAACCCGCGCGCGGTGTCCGGGTTCGCCGGCAGGCTGCTGATCTTCGAGCCACCCGGCAGCTCGACGTCGAACTGCTTGTAGGTTCCGTCCGCGCCGACGAACTCGCCCTCCAGGGTCTTGAAGCCGAGTGAGTACGCCTGGCAATGGCGCTTGATGCCTTCTTCCATCGCCTCCTTTGCCTGGCGCTCGCCGCGGGACAGGATCACCCAGCGTTCGCGCTTGCCCTGGGTGATGGCCTCGAAGCAGTCGTCGGTGATCTCCAGCGTGGTGGTGAACGTCTTGCCGGTCTGGCGCGCGAACAGCCCAAGCTTGAACCGCGCGCGATCGCGGAACCAAGCCTGCTGGTAGGGATAGAGCTGGACGGCCGCCTTGCTCACGCGCGGACCCCGTAGACCTCTTCGCGAATCCGGCGCAGCGTCTCCGGGTCGAAGGTGCCCTTCTTGCCGGCCGCGTCGAGGCGCTCCTGCTGCTCCTTGAGCACCCGCTCGCGTGCTCGGGTCTCGATCGCCTCGCGCTCCTGGCGCGTCACGCGGCTCGTCTGCGCGGCCGCGCGAGCAGCGCGCGCGATCTTGCCCACCTCTTCGATCGACACCTGCTCGTTGCCGTGCGCGCGCAGCGCGGCGTCGGTGGCCAGCGTCGTCACCGCCTGCGCCAGCAGCGCGCCCGACTTCTCGTCAACGTCCTCGCCGAGTTCGGCCACCAGCACCTTCGAAGCCGCCTCGATCTCGCGCATGCGGCCGGTCATCTCCTCGAAGGAGAGCTTGTAGCGATGGACAGCCGAGCGGCTCGGCGGCGCCTCCGTAGGAAACTTCTTACGGACCGCGTCGATGATCTCCGACAGCGTGAGTCGATCCTCGCGCAGCAGGCGCTCCAGGAACTGGCGCTGCTTCGGGTCCAGCCGCTTGATGGAGGACTTGCGGCCCATGATCAGCGGCCAGGGCGCGGCCGTGCGACGCCCGGCACGATGGCCAGGCCGTCCTTCACTTCATGGCCGCGCTCGGTGAGCTGCGCCAGCAGCACGGAACCGTCCGGCGTGGCCGAGCCCAGGCGCACGAGGCCCTGCTCGGCCAGCCAGGCCAGCTCGGTCCGCACCTGGTCGCGGCTCATCGCGTGTCCGAAATGATCCAGCGCGGTCGCAAGAACCGAGCTATTCGCCTTGTAGGAAATCTGCTCGCCCAGGATGCGGAGAATGACCAGGCGGCGGTCCTCCTGCAGGCGTTCGCTGAGGGTCTTGGACATCAGGGCTGCTCCCGGTCGAGCAGGTGCTGCTGGATGGTGGCCACGCCGGCGACCAGCGCCTTGGTGCGCTCGTCGACCACGGCGATCTGGGACTGCATCTCGCTGGTGTTCACCTGCAGGTCGCGAAGCGTGTTCTGGATGGCCGCCACGTCCTCGGAGTCCGGGGCGGTGGCTTGCTGCTGCACGACGGCGTCCAGTCGCTTTCGAAGATGGTCGAGCAGGACCTGGTGGTTCTGGAACCGCTGCGTCGTCTGCATCACGTGCTGCTGGTGCGATCGACTCAGGCGCTCGCAGTCCTCCGGTGACGACGGCTTCGGCTGCGAGCGCATGTGCCGCCACATCACCACGTTCAGCGTCAGCAGCGCGCCGACAGCGAGCAGAATGCCGACCTTGAGCGCCTCGTCGAAAAGGCTCATCGCGCAGTCCTCGCAGAGCGCCGTGCGGTCGATTCGGCCGCCGTGGCGCAGCCGAGGCAGTGCACGGCGGACGGTATCGCGTGGCGCCGCGCCGCCGGAATGGGCTCGCCGCAGCCGCGGCAACGTGCAACGCCCCGGTCGTAGCCGGGCTCCGGCTGCAGCGCACGACGGGCACGCACGACGGCCGCCTGCTCCGCGCTGGCGCGCAGGCGCTCGTCGTACATCTGGGCGCGGTCGATCTCATCCACGGTCTGGCATGCCTCCACCTTCAATCAATCGCCGCAGGTCGCCGGCGCTGGCGCGCAGCACCCGCGCGTGCATTTCCGTCAGTCGGCGCTCGAAGTCGCTCAGCTGCGACGTACGCGCCGTGCGCGACAGCCGGGCATCGAGCTGGTACGCCTCGCGCTCCCAGGCGGCGGCCAGCTCGAAGAGCCGCCGCGCCGGGAACTGCGCATCACCGAAACGGCCACCACCATCGGCGCTTTTGAACGGGCGCGCTGGACGCCTTGGCGCGCTCGGCGAGGTCGCGCTCGGCTCGGGCAGCGCGGAGGGCCTCGCACTCATCGTCCGCCTGCGCCAGTGCGAGGTGCTTCGCCTCCAGGGCGTCGAACCGCTCCATCGCCAGCTGATGGTTCTCCGTCAGCGCCGGCAGGTCGCCGCTCGTGATCGGAGGCGGCCTCGGAACCGGCTGCTTCAGGTCTGGGTTCGCCGTGCACGGTGGCTCCTCGCGCGGCGGCGGGGCCTGCGTTGGCAGCGTTCCACAGCTCGATGCCATCAGCATCGAGAGCGCAGCCAGCAAGATCCGGCCGGCTACGCCAGTAGCGGCTCCAGCGGGCCCGAAGCGTGGTGAAGTACTCCTCGCTCTCATTGCGTGCCTCCTGGTAGACGGACGAGATGCTGTTCATGCGGTCGGCGGCGGTGCGAAAGTCCTGCGCGGTGTCGCGCGCGACTTTCGCGAGCGCCTCGATGTCGGACTGCAGGGCGGCGCGATCGGCGATCGCCTGCGCGCCGCGCTCCCAGCGCACGCCGGCGAAGAACGCGCCCGCCAGCGCGCCCAACGCAAGCACGGCGACGGCGATCCACTTCGCGAGCGCAAGCTGCGGGTTCACGAGCACACGGCCTTGCCTGCCCAGCCGGCGCGGATGTAGAGCGGCTCCAGCACCAGCAGGATGCGTCGCACGTACTCGCGGTTCTCCTTCCACGCAGCGATCGAGCGCGGCGAGTTGTACTCGACGTTGCCGAACCAGCGCGATGGGTCAGCGCCGCCGCGTTGCGTGCGCGCGCGATCGCGACGCACCCAGCTTTCGCCGCCGTTGTAGGCCGAGAGGGTGAACGCCCACCGGTCGCATTCGGATGCCGCGCCTTGGACGCGACTGTGCAGCCAGGCGTCGTAGCAGATCATCGCGCGGATGGCCCAATCCGGATCCAGCGGATCGGGTGGGCCGACGGTGGGGCAGATCGTCGGCAGCCAGGCGGCCGTGGCCGGCATGAACTGGGTGAGGCCTGCCGCACCGACCGGGCTCTCCGCGTCGGGCCGCCAGCGGCTTTCCTGGTGGATCTGCGCGGCGAGCCGCGCCACCGGCGCGTCGATCCCGAAGACCGCCTGCGCCTCGCGCTCGAGCTTGAAGCGGTAGAGGAAGCTCCGCTCCGGGATCGACGGCGCGCGCGCCGCACCGCCCGCACCCGCAGCGGACGCGGTCTGGATCATGCCGGCGACGGCCAGCAGGATCAGCCCGAGCACGCCGGCGAGCACCCAGCGCACGACCCAGCGACCGCCGTAGCTCACGGGATAAAGCCCGCCGCGATCACGCCGGCGACGACCAGCGCGCAGCGCGTGTAGACGGCGACCGTGAAGATGCGCGCGTGCGCCTCGCTCAGCGGCAGGCCCGTGGCCTCGTCGAGGAAGCGATGCGGCCGCAGGTACGGCGCCACCCACCGGTGGAACCAGAACCCGCCGAAGCCGCCCAGGGCCATCTTGGCGACGCCCCACACGCTCAACCACACCTTGCCGGGGCTGACCAGGAACGTGATCGCCAGCGCGATCACGAAGATCAGCAGCAGCGGCCAGCCGCGCGACCAGTCGCGCAGCTTCGCCGCCAGCGTGGTGGGTTTGACCAGATCGAGAATGCCCTTCGAACGCTCGCTCATCGCCGCCTCCGTCTGAAAAGGTGCGGGGCGAGCGCCAGGGAAGTCGCTCGCCCCGCGGGGGCGCAGGAGGGGAACCCGCGCGAGAAGGATCGTCGCGGGATGCGTGGGCGGGGCGGGACTAAGCCGGCTTAGTCCAGAAAGACGAAGCCCCGCGAGGGGCGGGGCTTCGGGACCGGGTGCAGCTTCGGGGGCGCGAGCTGCAGACCACGAGTTTCATGATGGCACGGACGCGCTACGGTTGCCGCGGCGGCGCGGGCCGCAGGTCGTCCTCCGTTCCGGCGCCGGTCAATCGGCGCACCTCTGCCAGCGCCATCTTGAGGTCCGACTTCAGGATTCGGCCATCTGAAAGGCGAACCGCTGCGACAAAAGTCACCGATGAATGGAAGTTCGACGCATCGTTGTCCGAGTACTCGTTCCATTGGTGCTGCAACGATACAGACGCGCCGGCTGCGAGGTCGCGAACCTCGGTCGCGGTAAGGGTCGTCTCGATGTCCCCAAGAACTGAGATTGGCACCGTCCGAAGTTCAAAGGCCGTCACTGCCTGTGACGCTGTGATCTGGCAGATGCTGATGTACCGGTATCGCCGCTCAACGTAGCTGACGCGCGGACCGCAGGGCTCCTTGAACGAGATCGGTAGCGCCGGATCGTTGACAGCGACCCACTGCCTTCGGAGCGTGCTGAACTCATTCACCTTGATGCCGTAGCCGATGTCGAAGGCCATCGCCATTCCGTCGCCTCGCAACACCGGTGATGCAGGTGCGGGAGCCGATTGAGCTGGCGTAGCGTCCTGAGCAGACGCGATCGACGAGGCAATGATGAGGCATGCTGCAAACCACTTCATGGCAATCTCCCTGTGGATGTGGATGCCCCGTAACGTGGGGCGTACGGCAGGTTCAGCGCGGCATTTTCGGCGTGTCGTCGCGGCGTCGCGCCCGAGGCTGCCCTTTGATTCTTCGCGGCCTGCTGGCTCCGTTACTGCTCACGGTGGCCTGGAGCGACCGACCGCGAGCCCCCTCCTGCTATTGCTCGAACAGCCTACCCTGAATGCGGCGCTGAAACAGCTTCCGCTGCTGCTTCAGGATGTCGTAGAGGCTGACGATGTTGATGCCATAGCGGTCGGCCAGGTCCTGCTGGTTGTTGCCCTTGAACTCGGACCAGATCAGGGCGTGCAGGGCGGCCGTTCGCAGGGCCTCGCCCTTGGGGATATAGACCATTCGGCCGCCGAAGTACTCGCCGATCAGGATGACCCGATCGCGGGCATCGAGGGCAGCGCGATCGGGCGGCATTCCGGCGCGCCGGTTGGCCGCCTCCAGCACGCGGAACAGGTCCGCCAGCGTCTTCGGCCACCGCGCCTCGGGCGGCACGTCGTCGCCCAGGTGCTCGATCAGGTCGATCGCGTCGCAGGTGCGCGGGTCGAACATAGGGGCCTGCTCGGGCGATGGCGTGCTCATCCGGCATGTTCCTTGCGCGCCGCCGCCTTGCGCTGCTCGGCTTCATCGGCGGTGATCATGCCCAGCCGCAGCTGGGCCTCGACGTCGTTGATCGCGTTCGACAGCTGCACCAGCCGGTTGACCGGCTGCGGCGCGCCGCCGGTGGTGGCAGTGCGCTGGCGCAGCGACTGCTCGCGCGCGCGCTCGGCCACCGCATCGGCCGAGTCGGCCAACCCGAACACGACCTTGCGCAGGTAGTTGTGGTTCGCCAGCGGGCTCGCGCGGCAGCCGGCGACCAGCTTCGGGTCGTTCAGCATGTGCTCAATGCCGGCGGCCCACTGCGCCTGGTTCGCGGGGCGGCGGATGTTCACGCGATCGTCCGCGCTGACCGTGCCCTCGCCGACCAGGTCGACGAGCTGCTCCATCAGCCGCACGGCCTTCGACAGCCGGAGGCGGTTCTTCGGCGGCGCGAACAGGCGCAGGTAGGCGATCGCCGCGCGGCCGAGCACGGGCTCAAGCCCGGCGAAGAGCGCGGCCAGTCGCTTGGCGTCGGCGTCGAGCAGCCCGGCTTCGAGCGGGAAATCGGTGCCGCAGGATGGGCAGGTGACGTG